CTTTCATTTTTTACGTGAAATCTTTCAAATTTAGGCACTTTAGCGCAACTTAACGGTTTAAATACGGGGTGATGGTATAAAATGAAGAAAAAAATAGACCGCAAAAAAACCCGCAACAAAAATCCAGTTGCATTGTTGTCAAAGCGCATCGATCCGCGCCGGTGTACGCAAAAAGACGCGGCGCTTATTTTCGGGATGCAGGCACAATCCCTTGGTATGTGGAAATGTCCCCGCAACGATGACAAGACATATGACCTGGGGGCCGTCTTTGCATGGCGGCTTGAGCAACAAAAAGAAAAAGGCAGCGATAGAACAGATCTCGAAGCGGATAAGCTTCGGCTGCAATGTAAAAAGTTGGAAATGGACATTGAGACGGCAAAGAAAAACACTATGCCAATTCAGGATCATCGGGAGTTTCTCGCAGCGCGGGCGGCGGACCTGAAAGATTATCTCATGGGCTATGCAAAGATGAACCTGAATGAGATTGCTGGGCAACCGATTGAAGTATGTCAAAAATATTGGAACAAGGTAGTTCGGGCGGCGATGAACACGTATGTAAAGAACAGGATTTAACTGGGTAGCAAGCAGAAATATGTTTATAGCGCACTGGCGTTGCCCTGATAAGCGGATAGACATATCGGGTGAGATGCCGCATAGTCCGGCTTGCTACCTTTTATAAATTTATTGAAAACTTATTAATTAAAAACAAAATTATTGATGATTAAATTATCTGAATACGAGCAGGGCATCTACGAGATCCCTGAGTTTGTTCTCCCTTCCCAATGGGCAGAGGAAAACTTTCACCTGGTCAAAGGATACGCCAATCCATCCAAGCAGTTCATCCCCTACCGCTGGCAACGTGAACCGATGGATGCGATTACGCGGTACGATACGGTTATTCTTTGCGGGTGCGTACAGTTTGGAAAATCGCTCATTGCCGAGGTTATTTTGTGGTGGTTACAGGCTACACGACCGATAAATTCACTTTGCATTTACGCCAAGAAAGAGACGGTGGAAGATGTTTTCCAAGATAGATTTAGGCCGAGCCTTTACGAAGTACCTGCATTGCGTTCTTTGTGGTCTGGTAATCCTGATGATCTTACTATTAAGAAATTCTCCCTTAACAACTCTATTGTCCGTGTTGGTTCCGCTCGTGTGCGTGATGATATTGCGTCCCATCCTTCTGGCCATATTTATCTTTCGGAGCTTGCAAAGTACAGAGACTGTGACTTCGACGTTGTTAAAATAGCCCGAGGTAGGCAGGAAGCATACAACCGGACCGGGAATAAATCGGCGGTCTTTGAGAGTAGCCCGCTTGAAGTAGGCGATCCGCTGCACCGGGAAATGTATAGGCCTGGTGTTTTAAATTTGGAATGGTTCTGGCCGTGTCCGAAATGTGGGCACTATCAAATTTATGATTTGAAACAGATAAAAGAATTACCGAATGAGGCGAAAGAGTTTGATCACAATCCCCAGCGCATACGAAACGACACCGCAGCGCGGTATGAGTGCGTGAATTGCGGGAACGACGTACCGGAGAGCGCACGGGCCGCGACGAACGAGCGAGGGGTATGGAAAACCATTGATGAAGTTTTAAGCGCCACTGGGGAGCTTGTAACGAAGCGCAAACAGACACAGACCGTTTCTTTTCGGTGGAACCGTCTAATAGATTTTTCTTTTAAGTGGTCGGAATGCTTGGCGCGGTTTTTCGAGGCGTCGCGGTCCGGGAATCCAATTCTATTGAAAGATTTTTTAAACGAGGACATGGCTGAGTTTTGGAGTCTCCGGGCCGAGGAGCGCCCGACAAGCTGGCTAATAGCCAAATGCGCCCGGTATACCATGAAGGACGAATCCCTTCCCTCTGGCGTACTGGCGATCTTTGTCGGCATCGATACGCAGGATAAAGGATATTATTTTGTAATGCGCGGGTACGGCAGCGGGAAGGAAAGCTGGTTGCTTGACTGCGATTACATTCCATGCGAAATGGGGGCGGAACAGAATTTTGAGGCGGTTTTTCAAACGGTAAAAAAACGGATTGAGCGCCGGGAACTGTTTACGGCTGATGGCCGACGCTTGTTTATTAATTTTGGGCTGATCGACCGGGGAGGGCACAAGGCAAACTACGTTGACTACATTGCCGGGCACCTGGACGGGGTATTTGCGTACATAGGGGCCAAGGACCGTCTCCACCCGCTGGTAAAGGCTGGGAAGGATGACATCTATTTCGGAAACACTGAAAACCTGGCCCGGATCGTCGCGGCGGACGCTGAATTATCGAACTGGCACTTACCGGAAGATGTGCCGACCGATTATTTAAACCAGTTTGTGAAGCAATACGAAAAAGAGGAAGTCGATCGGTACGGAAACACGGTAAAAAAATGGATGAAGGGCGGCGCCGACCATTTCAGGGACTGCGAAAATTATATTCAAGCAGCGCTTATTATTTCTGGAGTAGATGAAGTTTTATACAATGGTGAGGAAGTTGACGCGGTACGGAGAGAGCAAGCGCAGGATGCACGGCAGCAAATAGAGAACGAGGAGAGAATCAAGCGCGGGGAAGCATTGGACGAACCGAAACCAATAGTAAATGATTTTTTAGCAGGTATACAATCACGCTGGGCAAGAGGGAGAGGTTTTTAAATGTTAAACGAAGAAATGTTTGATGAAATTCAAGAAATTGTAAGAAAATCAATAGAAGAGTTATTAACAGAAAAAAAATTAAGAGACTGGATATATTCCTGCGCGCAAGCCGGGGAAAAACTTGGTTCAGAAGTTACTTATGCTGAAAGTATAATATCAAAAATTAAAAAAAGCGGCAAAGACCTGGAAGATGATTACACCAAAAAGTTAAAATATTATAAAGAAAAAAGGGAAACCATAAACATTGAAAAAAGGATATTAAACGATTTGAAAAATGAAATTAAAATGTCTATATTAGAAGAAATTGGAGAAAAACTTTGTTATGAAATTAAAAATTACGGTTCTTTTGATGTTGTTGTATCAAAAAAAACAATAGAGGGGCAGGTTTAACATGGGAGACCATAATTTCAAAGGGCAACTGTCGAAACGGCCATTGATTGAGGCGAGTTCAACTGTGGGGCCCGACCTGGAACAAAAAACAGTCAAGACCACGCTCGGGGAATCGGAGTTGGTTATTGTCGCTCATCAAAAAGAAGGATGGCTTTATCATTCCTCAATACAACAGGGCGGAAATGAGCTATTAATTATTTTTGAGAGGTAATTTAATTTTTATATTGACTTCTTATATTGCTTTAATATATAATTGGTTTAGATAGGGCATAAAAGCCCAAATAGTATTTGCTCTTTTTGGTAGGCTCTGTTCGAATTAACGTTTCTTCGGAACGTCATTTCGAACGGGGCCTTTTTTATTTCCGGGGGTCAACATGGCCTTTACAGACACAAATGTCACCGATGCAGAAGCGTCCGCTGCTTTAAATGCTAAACGCGGTATTAAATCGCTTACCATAGGCGACAGGCGCATTGACTATCAGGATACCAAGGCCCAAATCGAAGCAAAACGCATGATGGATAATGATGAGCAAGGCGGTATTTACCCTGTTGTTTTCCCTCCAAAGGGGTATTTTTAATGAGTATTTTTGGCAATATTAAGCGGGAAATTGACAATTTCAGCATGTTTCGGCGCGGTGTAATGCCTCCAGATGCGCGTTTTAACGCCCATTTTTCCCGCGAAATCGGTAAAATAATGGAGCGCTATTACCCCGCTGCCGATTTATCCGCTAATCGTGCCGATTGGTCTCCTACAGTCCTTGTCGATCAGAATATTTACCGCCTTGAGTACCGGAGGCTCTTTGCTCGGGCAAAACGGGCCTACGATACGGACCCATACGCCCGGTCATGCGTGCGGGTGCTGCAAACGCAGGTAATCGGGACAGGAATTCAGCCTCGATCCAAAGCACAAGATAAAAACGGTAATTCACTGGTTGACCTCGAAAAGCTTCTTGACAAACTCTGGGAGCGGTTTGCTGATGAATGTTTGCGCCCCAATCATGATAATTTTTATGAAATTCAGGCTAAATACATTGCCAACCTAAGCGTATCGGGCGGAATGTTTTTAAATATGGTCCCGGCCCCGAAAGGCAACTTGCTTCCTTTTGCTTTTCAGGTCATCGATCAATCGTATATCGAATTTTCGCATGACAATTACGCCATGCCTTCGGTTCCTATGATTTACAACGGCGTAAAGATAAATGATTTTGGCGAACCGCTTGAATATTTCTTTCAAGACCTTGTAACGTGGATGTTCTTTTCTCTCCCTGCAAACAACATGATCCACTGCTATGACAAATGGCATGCCACGCAATGGATAGGGATTCCCTGGCTCGCTCCGGTGCTTACTACGCTCTGGGATTTGGCGCAATTGCAAGAAGATAAATTAATCGCTTCCCGTATACAGGCGGCAATTGCTCTGTGGATTCCGGAGACAAATAAGCCTTTTTCAAAAAAAGACGCGAACGCCGATGGAAATTTTTCTCTTTCTCCGGGAGCGATATGGAAGGGCGGGCAAGAACCTAAAATTATTCAAAGCGCTGACAATATTCGTGAAACCCTTGGCGCATTGATTGAGCTTTACTTGCGGCAAGTAGCTCGCGGTTTTGGAATATCGTACCAGGAAATGACCTCAGACCTTGCGGGTGCTAATTTTTCCTCGGCGCGGGTAATCACGCAGGACCAACGCCGGTATTACAAAAAGAAACAGCAATTCGTTATCCGCTCTCTATGTCAACCCGTCTATAATAAATTCGTGCAATGGTGTTTTCTTACCGGTCAAATACCTGGTAAATCGATACTTGATTTTAAGGAAAACCAGTACAATCTTTGTCGCGCCATGCATACGCCGGATAGGTGGGATTGGGTTGATCCGCTCAAAGACATGCAGGGCTATATTGAGCAGCGCGATGCTGGCTGGTTGACTGACGAAATGTATTGCGACATGATAGGCATAAATAAAGACGATCTTTATGCGACATTGGCAGAAGAAAAGAAAGCCAAAGACACGCTCGGTATTTCAGTTGTAGCGCCTGTCGCGGTAACGCCAAATAAATTTAAAACGCCTGACAATGCGCCGGGCGTTGACGAAGAAGGAGGTAATTCTGATGCCAATAAATAACAACGAAGCGGTTGAGAAACCCGAAGGATTTTACCGGACATTTACTCCGGGAACATATACCGAAGAAAAAGACGACAAGGGAAACGTAGTTCAACGCAAAGTCAGGGCGATTGTTTCTTCCGATGCTCCTGTTGAAGTTTACGATTGGCAGAACGATGAAATAATCCGCGAAATTCTTACGATGGACGGAATGAAAACTCCTGATAATCGACAGGTTCCCCTACTTGATAATCATAGTCGCTGGAATGGCAGCGCAAGCGTTAAGGGTTCGGTGCGGAACATAACCGACATGGGAAACGGGACTGCTGAGGGGGATGTTTACTTTTCCTCAACTGCCGGGGATGTTGCCACGCTCGCCCGAGAGGGTCATTTGACCGACCTGTCGGTGGGCTATAAGACCGACGCCAAGGCCACGCAATGGCTCGAACCAGGTTCCCGGTGCAATATCAGGGGTAAAGAATATGTCAATAACACGGACCAACGCTGCGCGATACGCACGACGTGGTATCCGTTTGAAGTATCTACAACGCCAATAGGAGCGGACGCGCGGGCCAAATTCCGCAACGCTCGTTTGGATAATAATCAACCTCAAAATAAGGAGCGTATTATGCCGGATGAAAAAAATGTCCAGCAGGAAAACCCCGCGTCCGCTGAAAAAGTGAACGTGGTCGAAATCAGGGCGGCGGCGGCAAAAGAAGGTGCCGAAGCCGAACGCGCAAGAAGCCAAGAAATTGAAGGCGCGGCCCGTGAAATGAACATCCCCGAAGAGTTTTATCGGGAGCTGATAATGAAAGGCGTACCGGCAGCGGAAGCGACCAGGAAACTGATCGTTGAAGCACAGCGGCTTTTGAAAGAAGCCAAGAAGCCGGGAAGCGAAGGCCCGAACGTCACTCTTGACGAAACCGACAAATTCCGCGATGCGGCCCTCAACGGCATGCTGGTGCGAAACGGTTTTCAGGACGCGACGAACCGCAAACGCCTCGACGACAAGACGGTTGCCGATGTTGAGAAGTCGGATTTTCGAGACGGCTCGGCGATCACGATGGCGAAGAAATGCCTTGAGCGGGCAGGCGTTCGCAATGCGCCGTACCTCAACAATGTTGAGATTGCTCGCATGGTAATGAACCCCGGCGAGTTTGGCCGTGGTACGGTTGCCCAGGCTACTGGCGATTTCGCGTACATTCTTGCAGCCGCCGTCAATAAATTCCTCATGAAAGGCTACGAGGAAATTCCGACCACGTACGACAAGTGGGTTGGGAAGCAGCCTCTCAACGATTTCAAGCAGAACAAGCTTGTCAATCTGAGCAATTTCTCAGACATTGACTGGGTGCCCGAAGGAAAAAACCCGGAATGGGGCCGGTTCAGCGACAAGGCCGAACTCATCACGCTCTACAAATACATGAAGGCGTACAGCCTCTCGTTTGAGGCCCTTGTCAACGATGACAAGAATGCTTTCTCCCGGATACCTGCGGCCCTCGGCGGCGCGGTTGCCCGTAAGAAAGAGCGGACCACGTATAACTACCTCTATCGCGGCAATACCGAAGGCACTGGTTCGGGGTCGGTCGGTCCGACGATGAATGAGGACAGTATTGCAATGTTTGATTTGTCAACTCACGCCAACTACGGAACTACAGCGGCGCCTTCGACGGCTTCACTTTCGGAAGCGCGGAAGCTCCTCCGGTCGATCAAACTTCTGGCCCCGGATAAGACGAGCAAAACGCAGTACACGCTCGCACCGATAAAATTCATCATTACCGGTGAAACGAAATGGACCGAATGGCAGAAGGTTCTCGGTTCCCCCGCGGCTTATCTGGCCGCTGACGGCAGTACGGCAAACGCCAACCCTGCGATTATCAACCCGTACGCAAGTATGGGCATACAGCTCATCACCACGCCGTATCTGGATGAGTATTCGACCACGGTATGGTATGCGGCAGCGGATTCGAACGTCGCGCAGCATCTCGTTTTGGCGACACTGGCCGGTGAGGAAGCGCCTCAGATTCGTTCGGCTCCCTCGGAAATCGGGCAGGCTCGCGGTATCGTGTGGGATCTGATGGTGATTTTCGTAATCGGTTCCAGCGATTGGCGCGGAATCGTCAAGAACATCGGCGCATAAACAGAAACAAAAACGCCCCGTTTCGGCGGGGCATTATCTTTAGAAAAGGGGTTTACAAATGTCTATCACTTGTACGCAAAGATTGGCCGACCTGGAAATGTCGGATGTAGTCCAGTATGCAAATACTACGGGCCTTGCGATTGTTTACAACCAGTTGGTTTTCCTTCCCGGTGATACCGGTTTCGGCATGGTTGGTATTGCCAATACCGCTATCGGCGTTGGGGAAACCGGTCCCGTTACAATCCGGGGCGTCGTGCAGCTCAAAGCCGCCGCCGTTGCAATGACGGCAGGTCAGACCGTCCAGGCCGCGACCGGCGGAACCGCTTGCACGGTTGCCGGTACGACTGCCGGGCTTTATGCTCTGGGCGTTGTACGCGATACGATCGGGACCGGAGCCGGGTACGTCAATGTGGGTCTCAATTTTGGCCCGCAAGCGTTTAAGGTATGGTAAATGACGCTTGACCTGATGCAGGACATGGATACCGCCTTTCTTTCCAGCGGGCTGGAAGAGGCGGTATCTTATACTCCTAAAAGCGGGACGGCAAAAACTATTAATGCGATTGTATTCAGGGGCAAGGAAAACAGGATTGCTCTCAATATCAAACAATCAGGCAACGACATGGCGCGGAAATTTGATGTTGAGATTTACGTATCAAGGACCGACGTTCCAGTTGTAAAAGAAAACGCCGATACTGTTGAGCTTTACAAAATCGAAGGTGACACGATGACCACGAAAATGAACGTGGTCGGAATTGTTAGGATGGATCAAGGGGCTTTTCGCCTGGGGCTTGCATAATGGCAATCATGGTTAAAATGGACAGCGGCAGAGTGCTTTTTGCGTTTAAGAAAGCGCCGGAAGTATTCGGCGATGAGATTGACCATTGGATGAATAAGGAGCGTATCGGGTTTATCGGGAAGCGGAGTTCTCCAACGAGTACGGCAGGGATAAAAGGAAAACTTTATCATAAGCAAACAGAATCTGGTTCTCAAGGCTGGTCGCCTAGTTTTGTTGAACAACTTGCATCGGTAAAGCAAAATAAGGGAAAACTCAACGCAAAAATGGTCATGGGTCTTATCGGGCCAAACGCTCACATGCACAGCGTCATGGAGTTTTTTGAGCGCGGAGGAATAATTAACTCCGGGAAGTTTATGCCGATACCAAATCTTGAGGCGTTAAAATATTATGGAGTTCATAACCAGAAACAAGCAGCAGATTTTTATAAAACGACATTTGGAAATAAAAATTTTCAGCTTGTTCCGGGAAGCGATGGAGACTATTATTTACTTTCTGGTGGGGCAGGAATAACACCTGACAGGTTAGCAAGGCATGGCGCACCGGCACCAGGTAAAATGCTCCTTTATACTTTGAGCAAAAGAGCAAAGGTAAAGAAACAATTTGATTTTTCAAAAAAATGGAACAGGCGGATTCCAAGCATTATGAGACGCGGGGAGCAGGCAATATTCAGAGCAACGCGGCGTATAGAAAAGGCAATTTCAACTGGTGACATAAGCGGGTTTTAAATGGCCGACTCAATCATAGCACAGATAACAGCGAACCGCAAAGCAGCACTCGCGGCAATTACTACGGCGGGCAGCGCCTATACTTTTACCCCGCTGGCAGTTGAGGAACAAAGAATAATTCAGGACATTGACGGGCGTTTCCCGTTTATACTTTTATCGCAGGAAGAAGCGGACGAAGAGGATGAATACAACGTCGCTTCACATGTTAAACAGCGATACGCTGTGGTTTATTTTGATCAGTATAACGATGAAAAAAGCTTAGTGGTTGGAGTAAAAACATATCCCGATGAAATTTTTAAGCACTTCCGCAATGTAAATGCAGATTTAATCAAGGCTTGGATGGCGGACAGGACATGCGGGGGGCTTGCTGAATATAACAGAACGCTCGGATTTTCACAGAGCGTTTTCAATGATGAAGGAAAAGTCTACTATGCCTCGTGGGTGACTTTTGAAGTTGAGGCGTTAATCGATAGTTCAAATCCTTATTTAAAGGGGTGATATTATGATGCGCGATATTGACACAATGATTTATCAACTTTCTCAGAACGGCGACGCTGTCGCGGTTGACCTTTCTTCCACTGATTGTATTGTATCTGCTTTAACAACCAAAAGAATAAAAGGTATGGTTACCGCCGATGGAACAATAATCAAAATCGATAAATTAAATTCGGACGGAACCACGGTGGTTATGTATTTACCGGCTCCCAATTGGAATGGAGTTGACGGAATAACCAAGATTTACAAAACCGGCACTGATGCCACAAAAATCACGCTCATTACCGAATAGGGGGAAGCCATGCACATATTAAAGGAACTATTCCTTTATCAACAGCAGAGTTCAAACAACTTTGCTTATTCCGACGCTGGGGCCGCAACGCTGGCCGCTGCCGATTTAATTCAGATTGCCAAGGGATCGACCATTGACCATGAAATAGCGATGGAACCGGTCGAGCTTGTTGCCGCTGGATTCGACCAGTATTCGGCAGTGGTTGGAAAATTTGGGGCCAAAGGGAGCCTGAAATTTCTCATGAACCCGGCAAGCGGGGGCGGCCTGGTGCTTCCACAGTGGGCAAAGGTAATGCAGGGGTCGTGTGATTACTCACTTGCTACGACCACGGCAGGGACCGTGCCAAGCAATTGGTTATTGTCTCCGGCGAGTACACCTACATTGTCGGGAGTGCTTGACCATTATTCCGGCGATCTGGCAAGCGGGGCGTCTCTCCGGTCCCGATATTATAATCTCAAGGGCAGTTTCAAAATTGCAATGGAAGCGAACAAGGTGCCCACAATCGACTTTTCTCTTGACGGCGCTTTTTACAGTGAAATAGATGCGACGCAACCTGATGTTACCAACTCAAAGGTTCGGGAAAATCCCTTCGCTTTTAAGGGCGCTACGGTTCTGGTTTTAGGCAGTGCGGTTTATTCTGTGACATCGTTTGAGTTTGACGGCGGCGAGGTCGTGGTCAATCGCAATGACGTTTCGCAAACCGGGGGTGCTGGTCAGAGCGATATAACGGACCGCAAAATAAAAGTAAGCCTTAAATGCTATGCGGTAAAACATGCTACCGTTGACCCATTGACGGCCTTGCAGAACGATACCGAAGGAGTAATATCGGTGACATGGGGAACCGGAACAAAGGCAATTCGGCTGGCCGGTACCTACTTCCAAATAACCGAACGCAAAAAAGCGGACGAAAACGGGATAACCGCTTTTGACATTAAAGGGCAACTTAACCAGAATAATTTTGTTGTAGGCATAAACTCATAAGGGGGAATTGTGGGAAGTATTCCGTTTACAGGGGAAAACATAAAATACCTGGATAAGGAAACCGGAGTTGAGTACACCTTTCGACAGGCTACCGACGAGGTGGAAATAAAGTTGCTCGACTTTCTCGATACCTTTAAGGACGAGAAGCTTGAAGGAAAGACCATTACCCACAAGATTTTCAGGGACATGATAAATGGTCAGATCGACATTATCCTTGTCTGCTGGTCAAGCAAGAAAGTAAAGCTCCCTGAATTTCCAAAGAGCAATCCATCAAAGTTGATGAATGGAAGTTTAAAGCTCGACATTTTAAAATGGTGGAAAGAACAAAAAGAATTTCAGGTTGATGACCTAAAAAAATAATTGCGGCGGCGTGGCTTTTTTTCTTTCCAACATCGACCGCCGCTAAATACGATTGCCGGAATTGCAACTGGAAAGATAAAAAACAAAAAGGGTGCAAGGCCTTTACCCGAAGCCCTCAACTCGTTTTTGAATGTCCCATTTGCGGAGGGGAAAACAAAAAATGCACGTACTGCAAGGGCAAGAACGAGATACCATTAAAACGATGTCCGAGGGCTATCATTACTGCCGACGTTTTTCTCTTACTCCCATACTTTCACATTTACAGGAAAACCGGATTGCCGGAGACGTTCCCAGATGGACGGCCTCGACTATATCAGCCGAAGACGCTTTTGAGTTTATTTTTACTGTGGTCGAATCTTTACAAACAAATAGAAGCAAAGCAGAATAACAATGGGCAATGATCTAAAAGTTACTCTTTCCCTGGTCGATGATTTTACCCAGAAGCTTACTGGTGTTCAAACGCAAATGGGGGCTTTTGGGAAGCAGCTCGACTATATAAATAATGTTGCATCAAAGTTCGGCCTTGGCATTGGCATAGGTATAGGTGCAACCGCAATAAGTGGACAGATAAAAGATTTAATTGAAGCCGGGAAGCAATGGAACCAGGTTGAAAATCAATTAAAAGAATCGCTTGGTTATACCTCTATTGCTCTTAACGAACAAGCCGCAACTTTAAGTAATAAATATAAAATTGATGAAAAAGAAATATTAACTGTTCAACAAAGACTCTCTCTTTACACTCAAGATGAAGATAGAATAAAAAAGATAACTTCTGCAACCATTGATTATGCAAATGCAACAGGTAAAGATTTATTAACCGCTACAAAACTTGTTTCAATAGCTATTGAAACAACGAAGGGGTCGGTACGTGGGCTTGCAGGTCATTTAGATGGAGCTGCTGAGAGTTCGGAAAGATTGGATTCAATAACCAACATTTTAAATAAACATTTTCACGGACAGGCTGAAGCCGTAGAGGAGAGTAAAAACTGGTTTGATAGGTTGACGTTTTCTATTGAAAAAACAAAACGCGCTATGGGGATTTCGTTATTTGGAAACAAAAGCGTGAGAGAAATGCAAGAAATCGAAGAGCGCAAAAAGTTTATAGAAGATTATGAAAATGGAATGTATTATAGCCAAAGAGAAGAACTTAAAGACAATTATGAATTACAATTGAAAATTGTTGGTGAATATGAAAAAATGATAGGCGAGGAAAAGAAAAGAGCAGCTGAACAACAGAAAACAGATTTAGAAGATTCTCGTTATGACGCGTCTGTTGATAATATGAGAAAAAACAAAACATTTAATATCGATCCGTTAAAAAAGGAAAAACAGAAAGAAGCAGAACGAAAAGCCAAAGAAGCTCTTCAAAATCAAAAAGAAGCTGACAAGCAGTTTTTAAAACTTATACATGATGATGCCGAAACTCAATATAAAGATTTAGAAGCCAAGGAAAAGAAAAAAGAAGAACTTGACGATATGGGTTATAAAACCGAAGCAGATAAATGGAAGGCTATTTATAAAGGGGCAGAGGAAAACGATAAACGAATTGAAGAGCTGCATAAAAAAGAACAGGAAGAGCAGAAAAAACACAATGAAATCATGACTGGTTATGCAATGGAACTTGGTGAAAAGTTCGGCAGTGATATAGGGGCAGGGCTTGCCAAGGGAAAAGTTGACATGAAGCAGGCTATGAAAGATGTTTTGGTAATGACGGTTGATTTTCTTGAAAAGGAAGAAATTGCCGCCATTGCCGCAAATACTTTGCATAATGTCGTAACTGAGGGATATTGGGGCCTTGTTGTTGGAGCGGCTGAAGCTGCTGGAATTACGGCTCTTGGCGAAGCGGCTAAAGGCGCTATAAATTCATTTGCGGTCGGTACACCCTATTCTTCTGGGGGAATGGCAATGGTCGGGGAGCGGGGACCGGAGCGGGTTATGCTTCCTCGCGGATCACAGGTTCAAACGGCAGGCCAAACAGCTGCAACAGGAGGGGGATCGGGCGGCGAGGTACACATCCATATCCATGATGCCAATGGTAACGTCCTTGAGGCCGCTACGCAGCAATTACGGTCAAGGCAGACGGCGGACAGGTTTGTAAGCATGGTGTTTTCTCACGCCAATAAAATGGGGATAAATTAAATGGCGCGGTCAATGACATTATATAGCGGTGGGTCAAGTGTGACTGTAAATTTACCTAAATATGGATATACGGCAGAAATACACATGCCTATTACGACGCAGAAAGCATGCGATGGCAGCTATTCGTTTTTCGATCCTCGCAATCCTGACACTACTTTAACGGGAAGTTATGATTACCGGATATGCAAGGGCACATTTTGGAATGATCCTACTATTAAAGCGGCTCTCAATGCATTTTTGCTTGATCCGCTTGGCGGGCGGGCGTGTACTTTCGGGTTATCGCTTGGCAGTGATTCTACTGGTTTTTTCCCTGGCGGCGCTGATTGGGGTGATAAGGGGAATTTTGAAATGAGAATTGTGACCAGGGACCAGACCGGGGCAATGTCCGCTCCCTGGTTATGGTTCCAGGACGATGTTCAACTGATAATTACTGAGCATCCTGCATATACTTTACCGGCTCAATTTTCACAAGGGAATTTTGAAATCGGTAGTATTCAAAATTTAATGATGCCACAGGGATGGTTTAAACCTAAAACCGATTATAATTTTGATACTGGCCTTTCCGTTTCCGGGGTGCCACATAGCTTAGATAGCACCTCGGCAAGCGATACATGGGAAAGCTCATGGGATCAAGACTTGAATACCGGCAACGCGGCAGCGCTGATAAATTATCTGATTACAAACCGGGATTTAAATATGGCCCTGGTTGCGCCGTCAAATTTTTATCCTTTCGGGGTTGACCAGGGGGACAATGGAATTTACTCAGTCAAATTTCTTGGCAGTGAAAACACGGGGCGGGAAATTATTATTTCAGTGAAGCACATTGGGCACAACCAATGGGTGATGCCTGTCAATGTGTGGCTTAAAGAGAAGCTGTCATAATGTCAAACACAAAAATTATACATGCCGTGGAGATTAAACTTGACGTTGTTTTAAGTGATGACGCAAGCCTTGGAATTTATACCATATCTGGGGTATCATATTTAAAATGGTCAGAATACCCCATTATAGAAGCGGGGTATTCCTGGGCCTCAGGTATCATTGCGGATGGTGGATTAAGCGCGGAGGAGGCGGGGGCCGACTTGCGGCGAGGCGGTGCGCCTGTTGCTTATACCGGGTATACGATCAACGTACAGTCAACATACCAAAACTACCTAAAACTAAAATCTCTTGGCGTGAACCTTGTTGGTAGGAAAATAAAGCGATGGGATTTTATTGGAAGCGATACTAATTCCAGGGTGACTTCAAAAATGCTCATGAGCACGTTGATAATTCAGGATTCATCTTGGAATGATGC